TTAAGACAGCCGCGGATAGATGCCAGGGCCGATCGGCAGTCCCACCAGATACCAGCCCACCAGCAACAGCAGCCAGACGGCGAGAAAAATCAGCGGGTAAGGGAGCACCAGCGAATAGTAGGTGCCGAGGCGGGCATCCGGCCGGTAGCGCTGTAGAAAGCCGAGAAACAACGGCACAAACGGTGACACCGGCGCCAGCGGCAGCACCGATGAATCAGCGATACGAAACAGGATCTGCGCAAACGCCGGGTGAAAGCCCAACAGCATAAACATTGGCACGAAGATCGGCGCCAGAATCGACCAGATGGCCGAGCCGCTGGCGATAAACATACACAGAAAAGCCGACAGCAGCGCAAGGCCGACAAACGCCGGAACACCGTTCATGCCTGAACTCTCCAGCAGGTCCGTCAGACCGACGGCCATAAACTTGCCCATGTTGCTCCAGTTGAACATGAAGGGAATAAATAATTAAAACAATAGGATGTGTTGTTTTGGGGTTCTATTGGGATGCCGAGTGATGCAAAAATAAAACCGGATGCTACATAATGTGCGGCATCCGGAATTGAGTTACAGTGTCACTAATGATCGCTTTTCATCTTTTCCAGGAGGTCCCGGCCTTTCTTCAACTGCGCATCAATGTGATTCGCAAGGTCTTGAATGTGGATCATGCGCGGTGCTTTTTGGCTTTCTGCGGCTCGGAAAGTTGGAATGGGGATCTCGCCCATCGCAGCGCGTTTTTCCGCTGTTGCCGGTTTCAGCCCAAAATATTTTTCGCAAACCTGACTTAATTGGACAGTTGCAGAACCATATTCAGCCATTAACAAAAACATAGTATTCATAGTTACCTCACCAATGTTTAAGTAAAAGTTGTTGCCAGATTGCGGAAACGTATTTAGCCTGGTGTTTGGCATCAGCCAAAGCATTATGCATATCACCTTCAAACGGAATATCACGCCGGGGGTTAATGCCAATGGTGCGGCCTAATTCGACGATAGTTCTCACATCGCGATCATTGGCAAAATGCCATGGGCAGGGAATATCTACACGATCATAACTGGCTCGCATGATGACGTTGTCAAAAGTTGCACCGTTGCCCCATACCTGAACTCGGCCAGGCTCGGAATTACCACGAATAAATACCACTAATTGAATGAGTGCAGTTGAGATAGCCATCGCTGAATTCTTAGCGCAAATAGCAGATCTGGCCTCTTCGCTTTGCTGCATCCACCAAATAATGGTGTCAGGGTCAGGAACAGCACCGGCATCCATTGAACTTTTCAGGCTGACAACGCGATAAAATTCATCGCCAAGTTCACCAGTTGACGGCTCAAAAAATACCGCACCGATGGAGACGATAGGGGCATTGGGTTTATTACCCATAGTTTCCAGGTCGATCATTAAATGGTTCACGTTAATTATTCTCCTGCGCTGTGGCTGAAAAATGCTCAACGCCTTTAGCCCAGATTTCTTTGATAGTCGTCCAGGTGACAGGTACCGTGATTTCAATTCTCCCGCTGCCGTCACAGGTTTCACATTCATCATCACCAAAGCATTCCGGGCAGTTTACGAACTTGGTTTCTGAAAACTCACCGGATAGCGCCCCCTTTGCACCGTTCTCAGCAGTTAACCTCATCGGTACCATCACGTAACTATCAGGCACTACTGGCGCTGGCTGCTCTTTGATGTGCAGGCGCGGCTCTCCGTCTTTCGGCTCCGGCCATTTGCGCTGTTTATTGACTGCCAGCTTATCGATCATCGCCTGGGTAATCTGCTCATCAGTGACACCAGCCCGGCGCTGGGCATCCCACAGCAGGAACTGCATATCAGCCCATTCCGACAGGTCGCCAGGCTGTTCAGCGGCTTCCAGTGCTTCTTTGCTGAGGTGATTCAGCGGGCCAACCGGGCCCACATTGCCGAAGGTAGCCTGTGACCATTCAGCGTGTTCACGGCGAACCTGATTGCGAGCAAATGAGAACTCCCCCATCAGCGCTGCCAATGCGATTTCAGTAATACGCAAATACATAGCTGCGCGGGACGGATTGCTGAATTCACCCTCTTTTAAAAACTTCGACATTTCCGCCACGTCAGCACGGCACACGGCGATTAATTGCTCATTAGTGAATGTGGCGATATCAGTCATTCCAAGCCTCCAGCTCGTTCTCTATTTCTTCGTCGATCTCGTCGTTGGTAGCTTCTTCATTCAGTTGGTCGCGGGCTTCTTTGAGATACACTTCACGACGCTTCCGGTACCATTCTGAGAACTCAGGAGTCCAGCCTTGTAGGGAGCCGTCAAAGTCAACTTTGGCGTTACGTTCAGCCATGCTCTCGACCATGCTGTAAGCGGTGGTAAGAGCTGCTTCGCGGATATACCCGCGCAGGTCACTTTTGCGCCAGTAGGGGTTAACTTTTGAATCGCAGACAGATTTAAATTTCACTTTCCAGCGGCGGATACAACGCGCATTTAAGGATTTGCTCATATCGTTACCGGGAGGGCGAACCCTCCCGCCTCCCTTAGCCCACGTATTCCGGTTTCATGTCGTCCAGGGTGATGCGGAACTGGTCATACAGTTCATCACCGAGGTGGCGGCGCGATGAGGTCAGGGTGCTTTCTGCCTTCGCGAATAACGCTTCGGCTTCCGGATCCCCTGGGTTAGGAAGTGAATTTATGGCAGCCTCAACTTTGTTTCTGGCATCAACCATGAAATAGCGCTGCACTGCTTTACCTTTCAGTTCGGTGAAGAGAACAGTACCCAGCACAGCTTTCTCTTTATCCAGATCAGCTCTGATAGCTTTTGCTGCATCGACCGATTCGGCGCGTTCAATGCGATCACGGAAATCATCAGCAAGTGAATCAATGCTGATACCTGTAACCTGTTCGCTGGTGGTGGTGTCAGGGCTGCTTGTAATCTCAGCCACAGACATTCTTTGTGCCGGCGCCGGGTTTATTTCTCGCTCGGTCCTTTGTTCAACTTCATCCGGGCTGTAAACACCCAGGATGACTTCCGGGCAATACAGCCGTGCCCAGTATTTGACGCCCAGATAAGCGATCTGCTGTTTCGGGTTAGAAACCCACAAAGGAGAATTACGTGTGACGACTCCAGAGAGATAAAGTGGCTCCCCCCAGGTGATTTCTGATTCACCGCGCAGAATCGCTCCGACCTGGACGAACAACCCGATTTCGTCTTCATCAGTCCAGCCGCGCACCCGTTCTGTAACGCTGTATTTCCCATTTTTACCGTGTTTTTCCCTGGTAATTTCCTGCGTCCTTGTGCAACGCTCCCAGTCGCCGCCGTAGCGATAGTGAAATCGACCGTTAATAGCGCTGGAACTGGCGATTACCGCGTTGACGAGCTGGGCTTCATATCCGAGCACGCCGTTTACCAGATGCGTTTTTTGCGCGACTGCATAGGGATTCATGCCCCACTGCATAGCCTGCATAACGATGGCCATGCAATCGGCTGGCTTACCTGCAAGGTGAGCTGGAACTGTCACTTGTGAATCAGCCATAAGGTTTGCGAAAGCAGTTAACTGACCGAGAGCCTGAACGTTAAAGATCGCGTTGCTAGCTGAAATGGTGTTTGGTGCCTGCTGTTCGGCTGTAACAATGTTAGTGTTTTCCATGACTGTTCCCCCTTATGCCTGTACGCGCAGCGCTTCGAGACGGCGCATATCAAAATCGTTAAGTTCTTCGGTGTAGTCTTCGGTAATCGGCGCCGGCCATTCGCCAGTGTCGAAACCGTTCGCGATGGCACGCATTGCTTTGCGATATTCCAGCATGCCGAGTTCCAGCAGTTCTTCGGATGCCTCGATGATGGCGATCCAGTGGTAGTTCTCGTCTTTGTTGACGAATATCCAGAAGAACTGGTCAAGGGCTGCGGTTTCGCAGTACATAGCCGCGCTCAGGTGGTAATCGCGCTCGATGATTTCCCGGTGCAGCTTCGCGCGCAGGCCTTCCTGCTTAATGTTCCACATACTGATGGTTTTCAGGTCCGCACCAATGCGCAGGCCGCCCATGTCTATCTCAAGGTCAGGGCGCACGCGAACTTCCAGCCCGGTTTCCTCATCAATGCCGAAATAGCTCACCTCGACGGCACGGCTCGGGTGCGTCAACAACTTGCCAGCGGTAGGGTGATTCAATAGTGCTTTCTGAATGGCCAGTGCCGTAGCCAGCTGCTGGCGGGTAACCAGCACTTTTCCTTCCGGGTTATCGCGCCATGCATCCAGCAGCTCATCGGCAAACACGGCATCCGGTTTAACCGATTTCACGGCCTGAATCAGATCCGCCTTAGTACCTGATACTTTCAGCGGCTGCGCCTTCTGCGCTTCCTGAGCAACCATGTCAGGATTAATAAGTGCCAGTTGTTCCAGTAAGGCATCGCGGCTACCGCTGGTTTTAACCTGGGCGGGCAGGGTCGCGTTGTATTCCTTGATGCATGCCTTCATTGCGGTGGCGGTTTGCTTCTGACCGTCTTCAATGCGCTGGAACTCAGCAGGCAAAGACATATAACCCTGGCCGGTTTCTTCAACTGATGTACCCAAGGGAACCTGGGCGGGCAGGGTCGCGTTGTATTCCTCCAGGAATCTCTTGATGTCATCTGCGCTGAGCAAAACCGGAAGCCCGTTGTTGTATTCGTCGATAAACGCGCGGATCGTCGCCGTCGTGGTGAAGGCGCCTTCCGGGATTTCCGGCTCGATGCTGAATTCTTTTTTCAGCTGATCAGGCTGCAGCGCCAGTGCATGCACCAGATTTCCCATATCCAGAACAGGGGAGCGTACCTTCTGGATGGTTTTGGATACGTGGCGCGCCTCGAAATACATCAGCGATACCCGGGCATCTTTAACCATCGTGGAGCTGATGCCGTTAGCGGCGTGGTAGACCTCATTTGGCACGCCTTCATATCGACCAGGCTCGAAATACTCCGGCCATGCTGGCGCTGCTTGTTCAGCCTCTTCCTCTTCATCGCTATGAGCTCTCTCGGAAACCTGGCTTTTCAGCACTTCGGCGGTAAGATCCGGGCAGCGTTCAGCCAGTATTTTGCTCATGTTCACGGCAGTTGTTTGCGCAGGAGGCTCATCAGCGCCTTCGCCTGCTGATACCGCATTATCATTTTCGTCTTCGACCGGCTGAGCCGTTTCCATCTGCACATCGCTGGTGGTTTCCCCGGAATTAGCTGGATGTAATTTTTCTTCTGCAGCGCGCTGGCGCGCCTGGTCCACGATAGAAAGTGCTGGTGCTGGTGCTGTCTGGCTATCCATCAGACCATCAATCGAAAAAACACCATTGCCCATGTTTGAAACTTCAGGCTGTTTGGGCTTGGTCAGGTCTTCGGTTATCCACTTCGGATCCGAGGGGTCACTGATGCCTTCGACATATTCACCACGTTCGGCGGCCAGAACCTGATTAGCGTCAGGGCGTTTCTTTTGAGCTTCTTTCACCAGTTCGGTGCCAATTACCTGAAAGTCAGTTGGGAGAGTTTCCAGGTCAGGCACACCTTCATCTCCATCGATAGCCTTTTTCACAGCGTCCAGAGTGACGGCGGCAGATGAAATATGCCCTGCCTTGGCAAGCGTTTCAGGGGAAGGGGCGTCATGCTTATGCTCCGTCAGATTTGCGTTGATGTAGCCACGCAACCGATCTGGAAAAGGAGTTATTCCGCTGGATGCTTCCCTGATCAGTGCAAAAATCGCCGCACGCGAATAATCCAGGATGCCAGGGGTTTTGCGCAGGGCAGCCGACCATTCCTTGAACGGACTTTCTTTCTTCTGGACGATCTCTTTGGCCCGGCGGTGAATTGATGCCGGGAAATTGTAGATATCGAAATCCATTGGCATTGTGGCCAGGGCTATTTCTACATCGAGCGTATCAAGGGTATGGGTGTAGTCAGGATTGCGATCGGTTTTATTACCGCCGCCAGCATTAGTTCCTGCATCAGTTTTCATAACTGAAGAAATACAGTTACCGGCAGCCCATTCCCTGGTGAGAATGCCGCGGTCGATTGCGTTCGTGGCGAACCACAGCTTTGCAAACTGGATACGCTTGCCGAGCTCATGCCGCTTCCCTTCCGGGAAGACTTTTTTATTGGCGCTGGTGAATTTCCAGAGCGCTGGCATATCGTATTTTTTGATTTCAGGGACATTCTCGGCGGCCAGGATCAGGTCCTGGACGGCTGCGTTATCAGTGTCCATTTCAAGAGCTGACAGCTCCTGCCGGTGAGGCATGCTGATATGATAAACGTGACGTTCTTCAGCCATGTACTGCGCCAGCAGCTGAGCGCGAAAGGGGAGTTCTGCCACGTTAAAAAGCGCGCTGGAATCGTCCTGGTATTCGTCACTACCGAAAGTTTCCACGGTCTCATCTTGTACCGCGTCGACAGTGGTATTGGCATCAACCAACTCGCCACTAATGGCCTCATAGGTTACTCCGGCATCATCGCCGTGATGAACATCAGCAGGCGCCTGTCCAGGCTTAAGAGTCCACGTGCGACCATCGTCGCCGAGCTGGTAGCGTTCGCACCATGAGTAATCGAGAACACCTTCCGCCGGCAGGTCATTGAATACCGGGAAATCGGTGCGAATTGGTTTTTGATAGTCTTTGCCGCGGCCTGTTTCGATCCCGGCGTCTTCCAGATCGACGTCCAGTTGCAGAAGGGCGCGAGCTTCTGATTTATTAGTGCGCCAGATTACGGCATCAGCTTTACCCGATTTTTGAGTCGCTTTTATCAGATAAAAATATTTCATGTGATAGCCTCTATTTTGGATGTAGAATTCCCCGGGCCATTGGTAGCGCCCATTCAGGGTGGTCATTGGTTTTGGTAATTTCCGGTGTAACTTTGGTCGGTGGCACCGGACGTACAGCCCGCTTCGGCGGGTTTACGTTAGCCCTCGTGAGCCATCTGGTCGTAAGAGGCGCAACGTTCAGAGCAGTACTCTTTTTCTTTCCGTGCGAGCTGGTTCCCCTGGAGGTATAACAGGGTGCTCACCACTGGTTTTCCCTCGATCGCTTTACGGCAGTAACCGCATTTCTTCTGCATTCTTCCCCCTACATTTGCACCGTGAACCCGGCCGGATGCTCGTCCAGTACACCTTTCAGCGGATAACATTCAGCTTTCACGTGTTGCTCTTCTGCGGCTGCCTTGCAGTCATTCTCAGTGTCGTAAACGCCGAGCAGGACATCCTGATTACCGCCCGTCAGCATGCTAACGGTGAGAACCAGGGCAAACATCGTGCTCATGAAGGGCCTCCTTTTTGCGCGAGCATGTAGCACACCCGGCGGATGAAAGCCGACAGCGGATTTAAACGAACAGCCTGCTGACGAGCGGGTTTGCGTGCGAAATCATTCATAGAAACAATCCCCTCAGTGCGCTGAAGAGCGCTATTCAGATGAAGAGTCCAATTACTGCCGAAATGACCATGGCTCTAATGCCTTGTTTACTCATTTCAACCTCTGCCTTGTCGCCGGCCAGCGGAACGTTGCTACCTACTGCGCATTGATATTTCCACCTCATCCCGGCATTCGTATGCTCCGGGCAGCTACTTCGTGGGCGTCCTGCCTTGGTGGATTGTTGCGATGGAGTAATTAAACACAATGTTTATTTTTATGTCAACAAAATGAGTTTATTTAAATAAACAAAAAGTTTAGTTGAGGGCGCATTTTGGTAGGGGTAGTATGTTTTTAGTGCTTTTATTGGGCGGAAAATAGACAGTTGAGGTGAGCTATGGACTATGAGGAAGCTGCGCAACTACGCTATCAAGAAATGTGCCGGATTGTAGGTGATGTCGTATTTGCGATGGTAGCTGAAGGGCATGAAACCAAAAGAGTGGCTATAGCTGACGTGATACGAACGGAGATATCGAAGGGGCTGGGTAAGTGGGATGCTGACCAACTACAGTGTATGGAGCTTGCTGTGAAGTTGCTGGAAGAGTAGGGCAGTAAAAACCCGGCGCGGTGGCCGGGTTAAATGTTATTTGATTTTTCTGAATATCATCAAAGGGGTGATACCAAAAGATGAAGATGGCCTTCCAATCTGCATGCGAATCATCATTCCTACTACATCCATGCTATTTCTAATTTCGTTTTCAGAAGTTGGGTATGGGGCATCTGGTGTTTCAAGCAGATCGTGCGCATGTGCATCAAGTATCCCCAACACATGCCATTGCCCGGGGATTATCGGGCCATACTTCAGCATCAGGTCACCCGTGGGAATGGTCAGGTGGTCAGGGCTAACAGTCATCCAAACCCCCCTCCCTTCAACGGTAGCCATATCAATTTGAATTGACTGAGGAAGAACTTTTAGAATTTGCTCAGCAGTATCAAGCTCTTGCTGCTCTTTCTTTATTTGATTCTTATTTTTGTTCTGTCTGGCGATTAATTTGGCGGCAGGCATGAGTTTATGGACCATGCCAACATCGAAAACCTTTATCAATCCAGTGGCTAATGCAATGTCACCTATCTTTAGTTCGCTTAGGTCATTTTTAATCATGTCCATTTCAGACAGGCGATCAAGAAGGTTAAGAGGCAATGACCAGGCAGCGTCAAACAATCTTTCTTGAGATGATGTGAGTGTTTCATCAAACCCAATTTTTGCTTTTGCAATTTTTACATTTAATTCAAGAGATTTGTTATTTCTGTCACTATCTGAAGTGGTTTGCTTTACAGATGTTATGACGCCAGCCCCGAAAAGCTGAGCGATTAGAGAGCTAACCCTTTGTTTATCAATGTAAATGAAATCAAATAGTGAATCTGTGTTTTGTGAGTCTTGCTCCATGAGTATGCTCCTCCTTTATTTTTTCTTTTTTATCAGCAAAATCCCTTTCCTTTGCGTCGATTTCTGCAAAAGCTTCTGCAAGCCCATCAGCGTTTTCGGCATGTGGGGATTTCTCCACGATCTTTTTGAGAATCTTTGAAAACATAACGCCTCCCATGGAACATTCTGCTCAAATTATGTTCCGTACTGGCGTATAGGTCAATAACGTACAGTACGCTTATGGCACCCCCCAAATACTTCTCCATCGCCCACGCTTAAGCTTTATTGCCCTTCTGGGCTGCAAGCCACCGAAAACGGTCTTATCCATGCTTCCTGCACGTCTGCTGTGTGCTACTCGGTATCACTCTTAATCCGCCGTCCCATGTACTTCGCGTACAGTTCGTCGAGTTCCTTCAGGCGCAGAGATACGATCCGCAACATGTTTTGCTGCTCTTCTTCATTCGGTAGCTGGTTATAGAGCTCCAACAGTCTCCGCTCATCTGGCCTCAAGCCATCTTTAGAATCGACGTCCTGCCCCAAAACCCACTCAAGACTTACACCTAGCGCATCAGCAAGTTTTATTGCAGAGCTTTTCCCGATCGCTCCTCTAACAAACCAGTTGTTAACAGATTGCGAGCTCACACCACAGATCCTCGCTATATCAGCTTTAGATATGCGCTTCTGCTCGATGATTTCGTTAAGCCGCTGTACCTGCGGGTTATCTGCTTGGTGCGTATTTTTTCTCATATATCACGATTTTAAACTAAATGTTTACCGCCTCAACATTCATAAAGTTGACATTAAAATAAACATAATGTTTAATCCACTCTGTAACTTTAACGGAGTGGTTTATGAACGCATTAGAAAAAGCCATACAGATCGCTGGTGACGCAACGAAGCTAGCAGAAAAACTGGACGTCTCATCTATGACGATTAGCCATTGGAAGCATCGCCATGGGGGAGCCGTTCCTCAGTCTCGGGTTTTCCAAATCTTCCGGGTAACTGGCGTTACTCCGCATGAACTTCGCCCAGACCTTTACCCAAATCCAAACGACGGTTTGTCTTCACAAAATCTGGCGGGATGACCATGCAAACACTTTCCTTTCAACAAAATACCGGATTCAACCCCGGCGCTCTGATAAAGCGAAATCAGCCGCGAGTGGTAGACCATGACGGCATTCGTTCTGCCGTTCGCGCTTGGGCGTCAGTTGCAGGTCAGGATGTTGTATCGGCACATATCATCGATGAGTGGCGCCAGCAGGGCGGCGAGGAGATCGCGTTCCCTGATGATATCAGCCGTGCCCGACAGAAGCTTTTTCGCTACCTGGACAACCCGGCCGAGTCTGAGCGCTATCGCGAGTACGTTCGCCTTCTTACCCCGGCAATCATGGCCGTTCTGCCGCTGGAGTTCCGGCATCGTCTGATGCCTCAGGACGATATTTTGTCGCGCCTGTCTTCGGCCATGAAGGAATGCGCTGAAGCAAAGCAGGCGGTGATGCTGAACGCGCCAGAGCACCAGAAACTGAAGGAAGTGAGCGAGGGGATTGCGTCGCTTTTCAGGCTAATGCCTGAGCAGACAGGAGCGCTGATGACGATCGTGAGCTCAATGCTCGGCGTGATGTAAGCGAGGTTCCATGAATCACATCGAATTTATTGAAAAGAATGTCCGCGAGGAACTTCTTCGCCAGGGCTTCACGCAAGCAGTGGCTCAGGGGGGGGGCATACCAGGCGGTCGATATGTACAAGCGGATGTCACAGGCAAGCCGCAAAGGGGGAATGTTTGACGATGTTATGCGATACGCAAAGTTATGGGCTGAGAAGCAGACCAGCGCAGCTGAACGCCGGGAAGCAAAGCGGAAAGTGCGAAAGGGCGGCGACCAGGCTGGGTTGTTCTGAAAGGGTGAAGACTGTTGTGCGCCAACACAGCCAGTCTTCGGGTGAATTAATTGGGTCAATTCACGGGATGAAGTATGTCAAATACCGCTGAAGTTATCAATTTTCCGATTAAAACCGAGCGTTCGGGAGGTCAAATGGCCGACCTGGCTAACGGGTATACCAAGATCGCAAACGAGATACAGAAGCTCAAGCCGCGTCTGAGGATGTCAGGTCGTGAGTGGCAGTGTCTTGAGGCTGTTATCTGGCTTACCTATGGATGGAACAAGAAGCAGGACCGAGTAACAAACACGGTGATTGCTGAGCTGACAGACCTCGGAGAGTCGCATATTTCCGACACAATCAAATCTCTCGCGGAGCGGAAAATTATCTTCGCTCATAAGCAGGGAGTGATGAAAATTGTCGGTATAAATACTGAGCTATCTGAGTGGATTTTAGACAAACCGAAAACGGGAAAACTCTTCCCGGAATCGGGAAAAGTGTTACCGAAAACGGGAAAACCTTTCCCGGAAACGGGAGACACCCAATACAAGAACAAGAACAATAGTAAAAGATCTTCTTCGTCTCGGAATTCTAAAGAATCCCGAAACGAGGAAACTTTGAAGTTTCTCTCTCGTCATCCAGAAGCGGCCGATGGGATTTATACCCCTGCGGGTAAATCCTGGGGAACAGCTGACGACCTCAAAGCCGCGCGATGGATTTTCGATAAAGCCCTCACCGTGAACGCCTCCCTCTCAGAGCCCAACTGGGTTGAATGGGCGAACACCATCCGCCTGATGCGTCTGCAGGACAAGCGCACTCACTATGAAATCTGCGAACTGTTCAAGTGGGCGAATGAAAATGATTTCTGGCAAGAAAACATTCTCTGCCCATCAAAACTACGCAAACAGTGGGATCAACTCACGACAAAACGACTTCGTAGCCATGGCCCATCAAAAAACAAATCAGGCGCCAGTGCGCTGGACAACACAGACTGGATCAACGGGGTACTCGAATGAAATCTATCGCAGAAAGCATGCACAACTTCGACCGTGAAAACTTCCAGCGAGTGGCTGCCGGGCTTCCGGAAATGCAGGACGAGCAGGCAGTAAAGCGCCAGGCGGCCAAGACTGCGGAGATCTTCAACGAGCTGTTCCGCCAGCTGCTTGCCGTATTCCCGGTGTTGGCCAACAAATCTGTGGAAGACCTCAACGAGATGCGTCGCCAGTGGTTGTTGGCGTTCAAAGAGAACGGGATCACCACAGTTGAGCAGATTAACGCAGGGATGCGGGTTGCGCGCAAACAGGAAAAACCATTCATGCCATCACCGGGACAGTTCGTAGCCTGGTGTCGTTCTGAGGAGGCGGTAACTATAGGCCTGCCAGACGCGAGTGAGCTGGTTGATATGGTTTACCAGTATTGCCGGACTCGCGGTCAGTATCCAGACGCTGAGTCTTACCCATGGCCTGAGCATGAAACCGAACCGTTAACGCTGAAACATAAAGCCTGCTATTGGCTGGTTACGGGGCTGTATACCGACATGCGTGCAAATGCGCTGAGTGATTCCGAATTGCGCCGTAAAGCCTCTGACGAGCTGCTGCGTATGGTTCGTCGCATTAAAACCGGTGAAGCTATCCCCGAGCCGGTTAAACAGATCCCAAAGCTTGGCGGACGTCCACTGAGTAACGAGCAGGGCTTAAACAAAATCGCGGAAATCCGCGCGAAATTCGGTTTAGGCAGAGGGCGGAATCATGGCTAGAGCATTGTCAGCAGTTGAGCGCAGAGAGTACGTCCGCGCAGTGATTCGGATCACCAGGCATCAGGGGCGACTCACGACCACCGAGGCAATGAAAAAACTGGGGCTGAGCCGCGGTACTGTCCAGCGGTATTTTTCCGAAGCAGAAGCGACTGGCGAGGTTGTCCGGCATGGTCGTTTGGGGCTTTTCCGCGATCAGCGGGCCGTCATCGACTTTGACATGAAGCGTTTTGGCCTGGTGCCGAAAGTTGCTGTAGGGATGAATTACAGCCTGCTTGGCAGTCCTGTTTTTCAGCGAGTTTTAGATGTTCAGGAGGCTATTCATGGCTAAGAATTCAATCGATGTATACGGAGCCAGCGGCAAAACAAACGTGCTCAATTTCGAGCCTGAAAACCTGCACCTGGTCACCGATAAGACCCACCCACTTTACGATGAGCGTGTACACTTGCCGATCGAGGAAGGGATGGTACTGAATATTGCGGAGCTGGGTGTACTGGAGCCGATCATCGTCTGGAAAGACCCTGAAACAGGGCTCACCTGCGTGGTTGTTGGCCGTCAGCGAGTTAAACATACCCTGGAGGCAAATAAACTCCGTCTGAAAGAAGGCAAGGACCCACTGCTTGTTCCAGGAGTCGTTAAGCGCGGATCAGCAAATCAGATGGCTAAATACATGGTCAGCGAAAACGAAATTCGCAGACCCGATACGCCGCTTGGCCGGGCTAAAAAAATGTCAGATGCCCTCGACCGCGGGCTCGATGAGGACGACATTGCGGTGTTGTTTGGCTGCAGCGTTCAGACAGTTCGAGCAACGCTCTCCCTCCTCGATGCTACTCAGGCCGTCAGGGAAGCGGTGGAGGCTGGCACAGTCACCGTTACCCAGGCGCGTCAGCTGGCATCGCTTAAACCCGAAGAGCAGCGGGAGAAAGTCTCTGAAATCGAAGCGGCAACAGCTGGCACAACCGGTCATGAAAAAGCCCGGCGTCAGCGTCAGATCCTCGGTGATGCAAAGCCTCGCCTGAAAACACGCAAAGAAATCACAAAAGCCCTGGAATCTGCCGAGGGTGAGTATGCGAGCGCACTCCGTTGGGTGCTTGGGGAGGCTGTATGACAATCGTAAAAACCCATACCGGCACCGTGATCACCAAAGACGGTCCGAAGGTAAAAAAACTGCACCAGACAGAGCGGATGTGGGTCGTCGGCAAAAACGAGTTTTACCATAAAGAAACCGGGCGCCGTCACTTTGCAGAAAATACGCGCCGCCGGTTGTTGTTGGAAACGATTGAGGCGATAGGTGGTTCACATGACTGAACACGTCGAAAAATACACAAACAAGGCTATAGAAATCATTGCCGACTATATCCAGCGCACTAACAAGAAAAACGAGCAGTTACAGGAAGCGAAGGTGCGCTTGGATAAAAAAATCGCTCTGTTCGCAGACGATGAGAACTGCAACACAAACAGGCTGATGTCAGTATTTTTACCAGCAATGACCAGCCATACCCGAGATGGCTTTTTCGAAGAGATAGCAGCGGCGTTAGAAGGAGCCAACCAATGACTAAGTATGAATTACTCGACTCAAAAATAATGAGCAAAATTGATGCGCACCCTACGCCATTTTCCAGTCTGTACGTCAGGGATGTAGCAGAAGAATGCGTCCGAATTGCAAAGGATGAGAATAAGCCAGAACCTTTCCGCATTCTCGATCGCCGGCTTCAGGCGCTACGTAAAGCGGGAAAAATCCGCAGTACATCCAAGGGCTGGGTGAGGGCTTAACCAATGACCAGTAAATTAACCAAAGAACGCCTCCTGGAAATCGCTGAAGATGGATTCCTGAAGCATGGCGAAAGCAAAGAGTTGGCCCGCATGGCGCTGGCCGAAAAGGCCAGCGAGCCGGTGATATTGTACCGGGAGTGCAATCCCTACAACGGCTTAACCACAGGCTGGCAAGAGCTTACCGAAAACGAGTTCTCATTCCTCAAAGAGAATGCCGGGGAAAATGCAGAGTTCCTCACGCTCTATCGCCACGCGCAGCCAGCGCCGGTAGTGCCTGATGCATACGTGCGCGATGAGCGCGGAAGAATGATGCTTAATGGCGTCTGCGAGCCGAAAATTGGCTTTGGTATAGGCTGGAACGCCTGCCGCGCCGCCATGCTCGACCGACAACTTGTCGACCATGTCGATGAGGAGTCGCTAACCAGCATCAATCCCGCGCCAGCTATGGGTTCGTTGTCAAAAACAGGTGAAGTGCTGCACACCAACTCTCCGGCGCAAGGCGGCAACTCTTCGGTAATTCCTGATACATGGATTCCGGTAAGCGAGCAGATGCCACCAAGTCGTCATGAGGTTTTGGTCGGGCGTTGGTGGGGAGAGAAGCCGCGGTGGTGTTGCAAATGGGCAACGTATATTCCTGGCCACCCTGATGCGCAGAGTAGCGGCTGGTTGATCCCCGGCGGGTCGTGGACGCCCACCCACTGGATGGAGTTGCCAGCCGCCCCGCAGGAGGTGAGGTGATGGACTCTTCCCTGGAATACGCCTGCAAACGCCTGCAGGAACTGGAAAGCCTGTTGCTGGTGGATGTGCCTGAAACAGTATGGCCAGCGGAAGTCAGCATGGTCTTCTCTCAGATCAAAAACGCCGGGACACTCCCGGCACACCACCAGCGCCGACTGCAGCACCATATCAACCGTATGTGGCTTGAAAAAATGCCGGTACCGTCAATTATCGCCGCGGCTGGTTCGCTGGCCTGCGCCATGGAGAAATATGCGTGAAAGATAGCGAAATCATCGTTGATAACTTTGCTGGCGGCGGCGGCGCCTCGACGGGCATCGAGCTGGCGATTGGGCGTAGCGTGGACATCGCGATAAACCACGACCCAAACGCTGTTGCTATGCATACCACCAATCACCCGGGAACACTGCACTATTGCGAGTCTGTTTATTCAGTGCGTCCAAAAGTAGCGACCGCCGGCCGCAGTGTTGGTTTGGCCTGGTTCTCGCCGGACTGCCGCCACTTTTCCAAAGCGAAAGGGGCTAAACCAGTTGAAAAAGCGATTCGTGGGCTGGCGTGGATCGTTATCCGCTGGGCGCTTGATGTTGGTCCGCGTGTAATGATGCTGGAGAACGTCGAAGAGTTTAAAACGTGGGGTCCACTGCTGGCGGTGGAAATGCGTCCGGATCCGGACCGCATTGGCGAAACGTTCCTGGCATTCGTCGGTATGCTGACATCCGGAGTTCCTGCGGATCACCCTGCGTTGTTGGAATGTTGCGAGTTTCTGGAGTTGTCGCCGGATAGTGAACAGGCGAAACGCTTAGTTGCCGGCCTGGGCTATGTTGTCGATTTCCGTGAGCTGCGCGCCTGCGACTATGGCGCGCCGACCATCCGTAAGCGGTTCTTCATGGTGATGCGCCGGGACGGGCAACCAATAGTCTGGCCGGAAGCAACCCACGGGGATCCGAAATCACCGGCGGTGCTGGCTGGAAAACTGGCGCCATGGCGCACAGCTGCAGAATGCATCGACTGGTCAATTCCAGCGCCAAGCATTTTCGACCGCAAAAAGTCTCTGGCAGAGAATACGCTGAAGCGGATCGCGCGCGGCATCCAACGCTTTGTTATCGAAAGCGCGTCGCCGTTTATCGTGAAGTGCAATCACACTACCACTAAAGGCAAATACGATTGCTTCCGGGGGCAGGCTCTCACTGAACCGCTGCAGACGATTACGAAAACCCACGGCTACGCAATTGCGGTACCTCATCTGACAAAGTTCCGCACCGGCGCAACCGGGCAGCCAGTCACCGAACCGGTACCAACGGTGACGGCTGGCACGTCCAGGCGCCCGGGTGGGAATGGTCATGCGCTGGGGTTTGTTGAGGCGGGCCTTGTCCCGTTCCTCGCTGGCAACGGTGGCAGCGAATACCAGGCTAAACCGCGCCCGCTTGATAAACCTGCTCACACCATCCTGAAAGAGTCGCGCGCCTGCGTCGTTGCTCCGGTTATCGCTCGCCAGTTCGGAGCAAGCATCGGCCACCGGGCGGACGAACCCAGCGCGACAATTACTGCGGGCGGGGGCGGGAAATCGCAACTCGTGACGCCAACGCTGATTCAGATGGGTTACGGCGAACGACCGGGGCAGGAACCGCGCGTGCTGCAACTGGACAACCCGCTGGGTACTGTTACCGCCGGCGGCAATAAATTCGCGACAGTGAGTGCATTTCTAGCAAAACACTACGGCGGCAACTACACCGGTCCCGGCGTGGGGCTGGATGAGCCTGCGCATTCAGTAACGACTGTCGATCACCATGCCGTGGTTGCTTCTCACCTCGTGAAACTACGTGGTACTTGCCGTGATGGTCAGCGTACTGATGAACCTATGCCGACAGTCACAGCTGGCGGGCAGCACGTAGGGGAGGTTAAAACGACTCTGGCGGTCGAGGACTATGACGAAGAGCGCGCGCAGCAGGTGCTGGCGTTCCTGCAGAAATACTGCGGGGAGGATAGCACCGGGCTGGTGGATATCGGCGGGATGACTTACCGCATTGTCGACATCGGCATGCGCATGCTGCAGCCACATGAGCTCTACCGGGCGCAGGGATTCCCGGAGTGGTACATCATCGATCAGGATTACCGCGGTGTGAAGTATGCGAAGGATAAGCAGGTTGCGCGTTGTGGTAATGCGGTTCCTCCGCCTTTTGCTGAGGCGCTGGTGAGGGCTAATTTACCGGAGATGTGCCTGAAAAAAGACATTGCAGCATGATAAAACCCGCTTCGGCGGGTTTTTTAATATGGAAAAACATCAATCTAAACATAAGCATGGTGTTAGCAAAAAGTGCTGCAGAGGGGTTGAACATTTCATGTAACCGGTATACTGTTTATTTATACAGTGTGCGCCGGGAGACCGGTTAGAGATCAAGGGGTGAAAGTCCCCGACCATTGAAGGACCAGCAATCCACAAGGTCCCCGAGTCATGCGTTGCATACCGCGAGGTATGGGGCGAAGCGTTGACAGGGGTGTTGACAGGCCAGCCATTGAGCCACGAAATGTATATTAAATTACCGGGTGCCGACGTTGTACTGTTAACGGAAGGCAACATCATAGGGTGCGATACT